CAACAGATTTTCCACGAATGTTGAGGAACAAATATTCAATATCAAAAGTAGGAAGTGCCTCTACTTTGATACCCTTTGTTAGGATACAATTTTTAATAACTGACTTGATAGCAGTTGTAATTTGTTTAGTATCTTCGCTTTCTAATGCAATGACAAGAACCTTCTCTTCTTTTACAAGGAAAGGTCTATATTGAATTGATTCTCCTGATGATGGCAATTCAAGATCATATGTTGGTGTAGCAATCTTTGGTAAAGGCATAATGACCTATAATTATTATTTCAGTATGATTATTTATCAGGCAATATCTCCATTAAGATTTGGAGTTAATGTTGACCCTCCTCCAAATTTACTTGGATCAAACTTGAAGTCAGTTCCAGATGTATCATCAATAAGTTTTTGCTTATTATCATCGTAAAATTTCTTTGCTGCAGCTGAACCATCTTTTGGTGCTGGATTACCTGCTGGTCTCTTTTCTTCTGGTTCTTTTTTGTAAGACTCAGCTTCTAATTCTTTATCCATAATATATCTTACATATCTAAATCCAACTGTACATTTTAAAAGACCCGATGATTCATAGGAAATGGGCATTGATTGAATCGAAAAAGGATATGCCGATAAAAATTTATAACATAATTTTTGATTGTAGTCTCTTTCAAATTTTGTTACAACAATTTCAGATACATATTCATCGTAGTATCTTGTTCTATAAAAATAATTTTTTGATTGATTTGAAATACTTGACCCAGATGCCTTTGATCCTTTTTTATCTTGCTGATCTACAATATAATCCAACCAATTTTCAAAAAATCTAATAGGATAATAATTTTGAGCATCAACATAAAATGTTAAATCCAATCTATCATCAAAAACTCTTCTATATGCATGTCTCTCTGTGACACCATGCCTATCATTATTAACATCATATGTTGCTAGATTCGATCCAGGCAAACTCGCATCGCAACACATAAGTTGCATTCTATCCTGATCAACTATACTAGCATGAGGAGTGAATCCATCTGCAGTTGGTATGGCAATTTGAACCTCAAAGTCAGAAGTTAATGCAGGTCGTAATAAAGTAGATTTGATGTCACTAACTGTTCTTTTTCTAGGCATCTATAAATAATTTTTAACCTTATATATTATGTATGGCCGAAAGCATCAAGAGTAGATACAAACCTTCATTTCCTAGAAAATATAAGGGAGATCCTAATAATATTATATGCCGAAGTAGTTGGGAACGCAAGTTTTGTCATTACTGTGATCTAAATGAAAACATTCTTGAGTGGGGCAGTGAAGAATTCTGGATACCATATGTGTCTCCAATTGATAAAAGAGTTCATCGTTACTTTCCAGACTTTATTATGAAAGTCAAAGAGAGTAATGGACAAATTAAAACATATGTAGTTGAAGTCAAACCAAAAAAACAAACTATTGAACCTAAAAAAAGATCAAGAGTTACAAAATCATATATCTATGAGTGTAAAACATATGCTGTTAATCAAGCAAAATGGAAAGCAGCAAAAGAATTTTGCGATGATCGTTTAATCAACTTTAAAATAATAACAGAAAACGAACTCGGAATCAAATGAATCGTATCGAACCTATACTTAGTAAAATCAATGCAACCATGGATACTGAAGATCAAATGATCATGATCATGGAAGCACTGAACGATACTGTCACACCAATCCCTGATGTGGGAGGTTTCTATACTTACATATACAATGCAAAGACTCCCAATATCAAATATGATCAACATCCTTTAATTGCATGTGTTGAAGTTTTTCGCTGGGGATTTAGAGGAGCAAACTTTCATCTAAATGAATATCGAAACTATACTTGGGAAGAATTACCAGGACAATTATATATTGTTCAACGTGAAGAACTCGATGATTTAATTTCTATACAATATGGAAAAATAATCGCTAAATAGTTAAAAAATATCAATGGGATATTCGCCAAGAATTTACGGTGGAGCTGAATCTGGCCAACAGTGGAAAGAAACCATCAATGGTAGAACAGAAGAATATTATACCACCGTTCAGGATCCTGGAGATGGGGGCCCACTTGGTTTATCTGGAAATCTTGCAGGAAAAGTTATATTATATAAAAAAAGCACATCTATTCTTCCTGATGTAGTGATAGGAGAAATTGAAGCAACAGGACCCAATAAAGGAAAACTTATAAACAATAGTCCTCTTATTGGAGGACCATTAAAGGACGCGATAGAACATTTTTCAAAACAAGAAAATTTAAAAAGAGTAAAACAACAAGCAATCATCACTGCAAAAAAAGGAATGCTTGCTACCAAGGATGTTTATGATGTTGATATAGAACCTGTAGCAGATAGCGCAGCAGATGCTGATAAAAAGGCAAGAGACCTTCTGGATAAAGGAACAACTGAAAAAGAAAACGAAGGAGAAGAACAAGAACCAGATCCAGATCTTGTACCAAAAAACCCTATTACTGCTACAGATAATGAACTGTCTGACAAGGGTATAGAACAATCAAATATGTACTACCCAATTGATGTTGGCAGTACTAATATGGATGTTATGAAAATACAAATGCTAAAGTATGCACCAAGAAAAATCGGTGTAACTGACGGCAAAGTGGGTCTTGGAAACAGACCTGAGCAAAGCAATAGGAGAATTGGAGGGACTGTATTTCTTGCTATTCCAGGAAACATACAAGATTCAAACAGTGTTGCATATAGTGAAGGAGAATTAAATCCATTTCAAGCAATAGGACTAGGAGTTTTTACTGGTTTACTTGACGGAGACGCAGGAAAATTATCTAATGCTCTTGCTAATGAACTTTCGGGGGGAAAGAGTAAAGATGCAGCTAAGTTTATTGGAAACGCTTTAGGTTCAGCTGCTGTAGGTTTAAACCCCAGTCAAGTTTTTGCCCGAACACAGGGAGCAATATTAAATAATAATCTTGAATTATTATTTAAAAGTCCCCAATTAAGGCAGTTTCAATTTCAATTTTTATTCTCTCCAAGAAGCACCAACGAAGCAGTAACTGTTAAAAAAATAATTAGATACTTCAAGCAAGGAATGTCCACGAAACAATCAGGAAGTAATTTCTTTTTGAAGTCTCCCAATACATTTCAATTGAATTACCTACATAGAGGAGAATCTGGTAGTGATCATACTGGATTAAATAAATTTAAAGAATGTGCTCTTCAGAGAATCGATGTAAACTATACTCCAAATACAAACTATGCAACATATCATGATGGCACTCCAGTTGCATATCAGGTAACGATGCAATTCAAAGAACTTGTACCAATCTTCAATGAAGATTATGGTCAACTGGATTCAGACAACACACAAATTCCATTTGTAACACAAGGTGGAGAAGGAGGAATAGGTTACTAAAATGTCAAATTACTTTAATCAACTTCCAGATTTTGAATACGTCAGTAGACTTCCAGATGCGAAGATCTCTGAATATATTACAGTAAAAAACCTATTCAAGAAAGGAGAGTTGCGTCCTGATATTTTCCAGAACGTATCATTCTTTACTAAGTATAAGATCGAAGGAGATGATAGACCTGATAATGTTGCCTCTATTTTTTATGGAGAGTCAAGTTTAGATTGGTTAGTCCTAACTTGCAATAATGTTATTAATATACAATCAGAATGGCCACTAACTCAAGTTGAATTTGATTCATATCTCATATCAAAGTATGGCACGTATGAAAAATTAAATGCTATACATCATTATGAAACAGTACAGCACAAAAATACAGACAATGTAATCATTGTTCCTGCTGGATTACAAGTAGATTCCACTTTCTCTGTTGATTACTATGATTTCTATACCGATAGTCAAGTAACAGCAACACCAGTTATTCCAGTATCTAACTATGAATATGAAAATAAAATAGAGGAAGATAAAAGAAATATATTCTTATTGAAGAGAAAGTATCTCTCAATTGTCAATGATGATATGCAAGAAATGATGGAATACAAAAAAGGTTCCACTCAATATGTGAATGGAACCCTTAAGCGTGCTGATAATATCAGACTATTTCAGTAAATTAATATATGCTGCGATGACCAAAAGAGTCAAGCACAACTGGTTATATCGCATCACTCCTCAGCAAGTTTCTGGAAGTAGGACAGAGCATCATCTTCATCAGAGTCAGCAGACTTTGTTGGGGTGATATCAGGTGCATTGAAGTCAGCAGCAGGAGCTTTACTTGATTCAAAGTTGGGAGAGAAAGATCCACGACCTTCACTCTCACTTTCCAGTTCTTCGTCATAGCGACGGGTAGGTGGTTTAGCACCAAGAACCATCTTCAAACGCTTTTCAAGATCTTCATATGACTTGAATTGATCAGTTGCGGTCAAAGCAGTCAGTGAATACTGTTTCTTCCACAATGCTT